ACTTAAGAAAATACCTTTAAAAAAAGACTTTGTAAAAAAGTTTGATAATATAGAAACTGCTTTTGCTAAGACTGCTAAAGACAATAATGTAGAAGATTATGATAAAAAGATTGCTGCTAAGTTAATAAAAGACTCTGCACCTGTAATATTAGAATTAAAGAAGTTTCATAATAGACCAAGACCTAAAGACTTAGATAAAAAACTACCTAACTATGAAATGGCTTCAATGAAGACTAAATCATATCCTTCTGGACACTCTGTTCAAGGTGTTTTAATAGCTAAAGTATTAGGCGATAAATATCCTAAAGCAAAGTCAGCTTTTGCTAAAACAGGTGAAAATATATCTTATAGTCGTAGAGTTGCCCGTGCTCACTATAAGTCAGACAGTAAGATGGGCGAACAATTAGGTAACTCAATGTATAAACATATAAAAAACAAAATATAAAATGAAAAAAACACCCGCTAAAATGAAAAAGAAATCAATGGCAAAGATGGCTAAAAAGTCACCTGCTAAAAAACCTTTAGTTGGTAAACAAAAAAACTTACCAGAAGAATTAAAGAAAAAGATTTTAGCTTCACCAGCTACAATGAAAAAAGCTGCAATGAAAATGAAAAAAGAGTCTATGGCTATGATGAAAAAATCTGTAGCTATGATGAAAAAAGCTTCAGCTATGAAATTAAAAATGGATAAGTCTGCTGCTAAACTTAAAAAAAAAGTAAAAAAGTAAGCATTAAAGCTATTTCTAAAACAGATGTTAAAAAAATGTTTACAGATATTCCGGCTACTAGGTTGATAAAACAGATGAAACGTACTGTTAAAGAACCTGGTGTCATTGGCAGAACAATTAAAAAGAAATTAAAAAAGAAGTAATGTACGATATAACGTCTAAATTTGCTAAAAATAGTCCACTACCTTGTTGGAAAGGTTATGAGCGAGTACCAGGCACTGCAAAAGGTGCTAAAGGTAGTTGTCGTAAATCTTCACCTACAAAAGTAAAACAAAAAGGTGGTGGTACTACTAAAGTATGTTTACCTAAAGCTAAAATAGCAAGTATGAGTCAAGCTGAAAGACAAAAGGTAATAAGAGCTAAAAGAGCTGCTGGTAAAGCTGGTAAATATAGACGTTCAAGCAAAAGCAATGTAACTGGTACTAGTAGTGGTGGTAGTTTAAAAACTTGGGTAAAACAAGACTGGAGACAAGTTGGTAACCCAAGTAAAAAATGTGGTGAAAAATAATGGGATTTAAATTAGGTAGAAGATCAGGAGCTATAGCTCATCAAGGCAATATAAAGCAAAAACTAAGCTTTAAGTCAGACGATGCTTCTATTCCTGGTAATCCTGTTGTAAGAAAAAAATTAGATGAAGGTATACTTGGTGAAGCTAATATGGACGGTAGTATATTTATAAGTGATAAAATACAACCTGGTAGTCCTGAAGAAAACCAAGTGTTATTACATGAAATGAGACACGCTACAGATATGAAGTTAGGTAAACTAGCTTATAGTGACGACGCAGTTTATTACGATGGTGTAACATATCCAAGAGAAACTAGAAACGGTAAAGACATGATTAAAGTTGATGGTCAGTGGAAAGAAGCCGGTGATGATTTTCCTTGGGAAAGAACAGCAAATATATGAGTTTAATAACACACATAGACGGAGTTCCATTATTTACTACAATAGCAGAAGCAGTGTTGTGGGGCAGTCAATATGGTTTAACTGGACATCATACACACACTGTGTTAGGGCAAACTGGTTATATGGGTGGAACTGATCATGCTACAATAACTAACGCTATGCAAGGAGGAGTTGTAAGTAATATTACAACACAACAAATAAGTAATACATCTACTGGCAGTGTTGGCGGTGGTGGTGGTGGATATTAAAAAATAAATTATGAGTATATTAAGTAAAGTTTTTTCAACAGGCGCTGGTGAATTAATAAACAAAGTTGGTGGTGTAATAGATAATTTACACACTTCAGCTGAAGAAAAAGCAGCTGCAGAAAAACAAATAAAAGACATGATATTAGGTTACGAGGCTGAGATGCAAAAACAAGTGACTGAAAGATGGAAGCTAGACATGAACTCAGACTCATGGCTAAGTAAAAATATAAGACCACTAGTATTAGTGTTCTTAGTAGTAAGCACAGTGTTATTAGTATTTATAGATGCTGGTGCAATAAATTTTAACGTAAAAGATTCTTATGTAGATCTTTTACAATTAGTATTAATAACTGTGATCGGTGCTTACTTTGGCGGTAGATCACTAGAAAAAGTAAAAAAATAAATGAATTCAAAATATTTTAACATAACAGTAAAGCCTGATATAACAGGGCAAAACGCTGTAACAGCTTTTGCTGATGAAGACTTAATATTTGACTGGACTGAGTTTTCTGTGCCAAAAGGCGGTGCTAGATTAATAGGTGTAACAACTATTATGAGAGGAACAAACGGATCAAGACAAGAGCATGCGTTAGATTTGTACTTTGCAAAAGCAGAACATGGTGATTCAGCGCCTGGTACTTTAGGTACTGTTAACTCTTCTACTGGAGGTCAAGGTTATTTCAACAACTTATTAGGTTGTTTAAATGTACCAGTGACAGATTTTAGAGATGGTTTAGATTATATGGCTGTTGCGCATACAAACAATGTGGCTACAGGCCCTGGTTTTGTAATGGACGATTTAACACACTCAGAAGGTTACACTGGTTTTAACAAATATTATTTAGGAGTAGTTTCTAAAGGAACTCCTGATTTTGGAACTGGTGTTTTAGCTGACGATCCTGTTAGTGTAAGTGATACTTCTATTACTGTAAAAACAGTTGATGCTAGAAAAGTATTTGACGTAGGTGATGTGTTAGTAGATAATGGTAATGCAGCAATAGGTACAATTAAATCAATTGGTTCTGCAACTGCAATAACTTTAGAAAGTGGAGCTACTGAAGCAGTAGCTGGTGACGATGAAATAGTAAATAAAAACCCTGTTACTTTTATATTACATTTCGAAAAATAAATAAATAAATTAAATTAACTTAAATTAAATAAAATGGCAAAAAAAGAAAAGGTAGTAGACCTTAAACCTACAAGTATTACAACTGAAGAGTTAAAAAGATTACAAGAGCTAGTAAGCCTTATTAATAGAGGTGAAATGCAAGTTGGTAATCTTGAAGCTAAAAAACACGCTTTACTTCACCAAGTAATTGCAATTCAAGAAAAAATGGGTGAATTACAAAAAGAGTTTGAAGCTACATACGGTAAAGTAGATATTAATATTACCGATGGTACTATAAATTATTCAGAAGATGAGCAAGCTGATAAGGAAGATTAGTATTGGTAAAGACTATAAAAATGACGCCATGCACTATGCCGTTGGGCAAGAAGTGTATGGTGGTCATACTATATGTGACATACTAGAAGAAGAAAATAAGTATAGTGTTTATATTAGAAAAGGTAAAGATGTTTTACCTTGGAAAGACTTTAATAAAAACATGGCTGTATCTGTAGAATATAATTTACAGTATTAATGAAAGCGGTTTACAACTTTGTTGTACAACCTGTAAAATCAAGATACAACAATACTAAAGATATAGACGGTAAAGAGCTAATAGTAAATACTGAAATATTTAATCATCAATATGTTAGCAGAGAAGCTATAGTAAAAGCAATACCAACTGTAGGAGAAACAGACATTAAAGTTGGTGATACTATAATTGTACATCATAATATTTTTAGAAGATGGCACAATCAACACGGTATAGAAAAAAACAGTAGAGCTTATATTGACGAAGATACTTATATAGTACAACCAGATCAAATATTTTTACACAAACCAAAAGCTATATTTAGTTACCATAATAGAAAGTGGCAGGCAATGAAAGGTTATTGCTTTGTTGCGCCTATAAAATCAAAAAATAAGTTAAGCGCAGAAAAAGAACAACCATTAATGGGTGTTGTAAAGTATACTGATGGCACAGTTAAAGAAGGAGATTTAATAGGATTTAAACCAAACTCAGAGTATGAGTTTATTATAGACGGACAAAAATTATATAGACTACTATCAAAATTTATTACAATTAAATATGAATATCAAGGAGACGAAGAAGAATATAATCCAGGCTGGGCAGAGGGCAGTTGATGAATTAATCAAAGTTGCTAAAGAGCCAATTGTAGACTCTGATGATGATATTAGTGCTGATAGATTAAAAAATGCAGCTGCTACAAAAAAGCTAGCAATATTTGATGCTTTTGAAATATTAAATAGAATCCAAGAAGAAGAAAACTTATTAGAAGGTAAAGAGCCTGAAGATAAAGTAAAAGTATTTAAAGGGTTTGCAGAAGGTAGATCAAAATAATGTACGAGCAAAATTTAGTTAAAATAATTGAGCCAGTTAAAATTAACACAATTAAAAGGCTTAATAAAAAAAATAAATGGGAATATGGATATAATAAAGAACACGATATTGTCGTTATATCAAAAACTGGTAAAATCGGTGAAATACTTGAGATACAGAATTTGCGAATTGCATTGCCACAAAAGCCAGTGCAAGTGTTCTCTAACGAAGTAAAAAAGTGGCAACAATTTGAATACCCAAAAGAACTAGCAAGACTTAAAAATATATTTGACTGGAGAGCATACCCAGAAGAAAGTAAGGCAAAGTGGTATGATTATATAGACGAAGAGTTTAAACGAAGAGAAGAAGGTTTCTGGTTTAATAATAAAGGTACACCAACATATATAACAGGTACACATTATATGTACTTGCAATGGAGTAAAATAGATGTAGGTGCGCCTGATTTTAGAGAAGCAAATCGACTATTTTATATATTCTGGGAAGCGTGTAAAGCCGACAAAAGATGTTACGGGATGTGCTACCTTAAAAATCGTAGGTCTGGATTTTCTTTTATGTCTTCAGCAGAAACAGTTAACCAAGCTACATTAGCAAGTGATAGTAGATTTGGTATACTCTCTAAAACAGGTGCAGATGCTAAAAAAATGTTTACAGACAAAGTTGTTCCAATATCAGTTAACTATCCGTTCTTTTTTAAACCGATTCAAGACGGTATGGATAGACCTAAGTCTGAACTTGCTTATAGGGTTCCTGCAAGTAAGTTCACGCGTAAAAAGATTGTG